CGGCACCCCCACATACAAGCTTGCTTCTGCCGCCTCTGCCGTCCAGTCTGCTATTGTATCTATGATTTGGTCTATGTCTGCTGTCTCGCGTATCGTGTCCACATTGAGAGCTATTTGAGGCGTTAGCGTCTGATAGGTGACTTGGAAATCACGGGTAGCCAGGTCGAGAAGCATTTGGATATCTTCCGTGTTGATGTCTACTTTGCCAGTAGTTTTTGTTTTGAGGGCCTTACCTTCGGGAGTATCAGTAGCGTAATCAGACAGATCGAGTTCGCCTCCCACAGCTGTAGCGGCACCCGCTCTGGCCTCCATCTGCATCCGGGTTATTTGTCTTTCTCTCGCGGCCTGATATCTCACGATGTCTGATTGCATTGTTGCAAGCTCAGCATTTCGCGCTGCAATAGCTGCTGATGTGCTTGCTTCGGCTGCTGCCAATCCTGCCGCCCTTGTTTGTTTTGCGGCTTCGTTTTCAGCGGCGGCGGTTGCGGCAAAAGTAACCTGCTCCACCACACTAAGACTGACGCCTGGTATATTGTTCAGTGTGCCGATGAAGCCATTTATAATGTCGATCGCACCGTTGACCATATCCTGCAAAATAGTGAGCACCTTAACTTTCATGTCGCCCATATAATTTTGTATGGCAACGCTTGCCCTTTCGAAGCCCAGCGTAAACTTAGACCATTGGTTGTTAACGTTAGTAGCCATGGTGTTAAACCACAAGCTGATATTTTCGAGGGTTGTGCGCGTCCTGTCTCCCGCTATTGCCATTGCGATTTCTATGCCGCCTACAGCTTGCACCCATTTGTATATTTGCGAAATAATGATGCCTATAACAACGGCGATCCACACGAAGGGGTTTGCCAATAGAGACGCAATCAGTGCTTGGTTGGCTGCTACTGATAGCCATGTGGCTGCGGTATAGATGCCCCATGCCGCCGCCGCGGATAATATGCCCGCACCAAATCCCATAATGACATCTATATTATCCGCAATCATATTGAGAAATCCCTCCATTGAGACACCGACCTCCTTGATGATTTGACGCAAGGTCGGAAATCCGGCGGCTGAAAGTGATGCGTCAATTTCCGTGATAATATTCGTCCATCCTCTGGCAATGGCAGCACCCATATTGTCGAACGTACCCTGCCAACTTGCACCAGCTTCCTTTGCGGCGCCTTCTATGCTGACAAAATGTTCTGTTCCGCTCATTAACGCATCGGTTAACGTTCGCTGGAATTCCGCAGCGCTAATTGTGCCAGCGCTTAAATCCTCCTGAATTTCTCCGACGCTTCTTCCTACCGCATCTGCATAAATTTTATATACGGGAATACCTGCCAAGGTAAGCGATCTTATTTCCGTGGCCGAAACCTTCCCGGATGTGGTTATTTTTGCCCATGCCTCCGAAACGCTTTCTAATGCCGCGTTAGTGCCTTTACCATAAAATGACGTAGCGTCAGCGAGCGCGCTTATTTGATTCGTAGCAGTACCGATACTCATGCCGCTGGTAACGAATCCCTGAACGGCACTTGCAGCCACATCCAGGCCATAAGCTGTACCAGTTACACTTTGTCGCACGCTTTCAAGCGAAGCAGCAGCCAATGATGATGATCCTGTTAGCGCCGTCATGGTTCGGTTGAATTGCTCCATAGTATCAATTCGAGCAAATGCCTTATCTATGCCTTGCGTTATATTGCTCTTGATGGCGCTGCCAATTGCTGTAAGTGCATGCACGGCAACGCCTTTCATCACCGTGAAGCCGTCGCCTGATTTTTGCGCTGCCGATCCCGCTTGATTCAATGAATCATTAAGATCGTCGATTGCATTTTGCGCCAGTCTTACATCAGCAGCGGCTTGTGCAAATTCGGGGCCAAGCTCGGCTCCTTTGATCGACCGAATGGCTGTCAGGGTACTGTTCATACTCTTTGTAATGGCCGACAAGACAGGAGACATTTTGTCGGTTAATCCAAGCGAGCTTTTTACGGTTGCCATGTTAATGCCTCCTTCTGCCTTTTGCTTTAGCCGTATGGGCCTGCATCTCTCTCTTACGCTTCTTTTCGGCTTCGACCTTATTTTCGATACATGCTATTACGAATGCCTTTTCTGATTGAGGAAGATCGGCGAATTCAGATGGCTTGTAATTAAGGTTTAGCACAGCATACATGCAGGCTGCCGTTTCGCCATCTTCCGAAATCAGTCCTTTGCTTCTTCAATCCTTTCGTTGATATCGTTATCTTCGGCATCAAAGCCACTAATGGCGGCAATTTTGTCGGCAATGTCCTGTATTATGCCAGGCAAAAACTTTCTTGCGATAAATTCACCAGCAGTGGAACATCCAACCCGAGATAGAAAATCAGCATCTGAAAAATTAGGCTCTATAATATGGCCCGCAACTACCAATAGATTGAATTTGCTAACATTGAAATCCACGCCTTTTTTGCCTATTTTACTCCTACAACGATTTCGATAATTCGACCATTGTTCTTCGGTCGCTGGCTTAACTTTGAATGTTCCAAATTGCTCATTAATGTAAATTTCTTTCGTGATATCTGAAACATCCGGAAGAGATAAAAAATCCTGTAAGCTGCTCATGTAAATCCCCCTAGATTTCGTTAAAATATTCAAGCCCATCAACTTCACTGAACGTGTAGTCAAATGAGCTTTCAAGTAATTCCGTGTCAACATCTATAGCCGCAATATCCCCACCGTCAATATTGCATTGTCCCAGCTTGATAGTTTGTGTTCCAGACGAGCTGCCCGGGTCATCGTTAGTGATTATCATGGTAAAAAATACATGCTTGCCAGTCTTGGCGGCATCAATAATCATTTTTGTCCATCTACTTGTGACATAATGATAAGTAGCCGAACCCGTACCTGTCCATCCGGCGGGCTTATGACGCGTCGCGGGATCGCCAAGCACATTGTATTCCGTCTTGTTAAACGCTATATTGGCATTGATATTTTTTACTTCGGCAAGCTCTACGACATTGCCATCTATAGTGGCCGTAATTATTCCGCGCTTACCGGAAATCGGCCTCGTATCATGTTGTAATGGCATCTATATCCCTCCTTACGCCGTCACGGTGACAGTCATGTATAATTTGCTCATTGCAGCTATAGGTTGCGCATACAAACCAGCAACAACAGCGTCGGCTTCCTCACCCTTTTCAACGCTGACTTCCTCCGCGCCTAAAAAGTTGTCGATCGCTTCTTGATTCTGCAATCCGTTCATGTAGCCGATAATATCCGCTCTATACATCAACCGGCCCTGCGAATTATTCTGTACTTTATGCTGATAGGACTGCTCCCAGGTGTCCCTTATGGATGTTCCGATTTCATCCATTACGCGAACGACCTGATTAAGTCGCCAACTCCTGCTCTCGTTTGATGTGATGGTATGCAGACTGTTAATGTCGTCCTCAACCTTTATCGTACCGCGCATATTCGTTGACAGAATAAATTTTCCAGCAGTCAGCGCTTCTTCGATCTCCGTATGTGTGCGCTCACTGAGTATTCGTACCGCATTCGGGAATGCCTTTGAGCCATTGGATTCCGTTATTGCTGCCCCTGCCGTAATCCCAGCAACCCAAGCAGTGGCTTCTTCGGCTGTTACCGTGGTCCCGTCGGCTAATACAACGCCGCAATCGCTATTAATGACGCCTTTGGAGTCTGCGCCGTCATAATTGGCGACTGCTACCTGTACATATCTACGCTCGTTATTTCGCATCTCGTCCGCAAATTGGGCGAATTGTGAGGCATAAGTATCATTACCCTGGGTAAGTGCCATTGTCTGCCAGTGGGCTTTGCGCGCCAATGCTAGGTATGCCGGGTATGCCGTTGCTAAGTTAACCGCGCCGTTTGAGCCGCCGGTCAGGGTGATTCCGGCATTAGCGGTCAAGGTTCCGCTTCCACTAAAATCAACAAAAGCATTGTTTTCAAGTTCGGATATTTCCGAAACTGTTTGAGTGTGTTTCCTGGCTCCATCAACGTAAGTGTCGACCGTAAATAGTAGATTATTTTCCACGACAGAAACGACAATCGAATTGCCTTTTATGCCCGTATATTTTGCTATTACGGTTAAGCTGCCACTTGTTGCCGTGGCTTTTGAGCCTCCGGAATTCAACCTGTAAATTTTCGCCAAATAGCAACCGGATGACATAAGCGTAAGCAGTTTAGCATCTGCATCAGCTGCCGTTACGCCCACTTTGGCAAGGCTACTGCCGTCGGTTAGATCTGTGCTGTAAACATATATCAATTCATCCTCAGGACCCCAATTTAACGGTATGGCCATGGTCGCTATGCCGCGGTCACCTATGGTCATTGCCGGCTGGGCTATGGCGGTGAAGTTGATATATGCGCTGGGGCGAATTTTATTTTGACTGGTCCATTGTGCCATTACATATCATCTCCTTTTGGGATGGAACTTGATGCCTTTTCGATTGCGTCTGCCAATTGTGAACTATGCTCCGCCATGGCAATATCCTTTAAAAGTTGAATGTCTTCCTTGGAGATTTTTATATCTGATGGTTGAGCCAAAAAATCAGATAAGCCTTTGAATGAGCCTTTCGCTCGTTCGCTCCCGTAATAAACAAGATTCACCAAGCAATCGAACAGCCTTGCATCCTTTTCAATCCCGCAGCTCTCCGCAACGGAAGCAAGCTTTTCCACCTCGCCAGCTTTAGATTGATAGGGATTCAACCACCCATAGCCGCCGATAGCCTCTACAGGCGCAGTATCATAATCAATAAATGCCATATTCTTCCTCCTTATCTGTTCTGCCATGCTTGGACAATATTTCGTCCAATCGCTGCGAAATTGTTTCATCTTGTTCTGATAAATCCTTAAGCAAGGTTATAATGTCTCTAAATAAGTCTGTATCCGTAATGGATACATGCCCTGTTAATGTCGCCAAGCTCATTCCTCCTTAAAATTTTGCATAATAAAAGCACCTGTCAAATGCGACAGACGCTTAACCGTTGAATTGTGTTTTAGATTTCGTTCAAGTGTGCATATTCGCCATGATACTTTATAGCAGCGGCGTTGTATGCGATAGCGGCTTCTTCTGGTGTATCAAAATAACCTAAGTGAATCGGCTTTCTTTCAAAGCCTATATGGGCGCCCCATTTCTGCATGTCTTTACGCCAACCAACTCCTTTATATCCGCTTGTATTATCGCTACGCATTTGCTGATTGCAAGTATTATTAGCTTGCTTGCATAACCGTAAATTCTGCTTCCGGTTATCCGTTGGGTCATGATTGATATGATCGACAACCTCATCCGGCTTGGCTCGCATTATGATTCGATGCAGCTTTGTGCATGGAGCCCCATGCGAAATACATCCGCTGGCTTCCTTACACCAATAATTGTTTCCCAATAACGGTAAATCTTCGGCATCCATTAAAAATGAAACCGCAGGATTGATATTCACGTTCGTCACTCGTGCATAATCTTCAATGGATTTAACGATCAATGGGCATCTTATGCTGCCACGCTTAAATTCTTGATATCTCCTGTTTGAAACGTACTCTCCATTCTCAAACCGTACATCAATATCATCACAATGGCGATATTCTATAATAGTCGCTCGCAATCCGTTGAACATTATCCCGATTTCGCCTGTCCTATCAATTTTACGCATAACAAAAATACCTCCGTCAGTATTCGTCCGTTTTTATAATCTAGGGGAAGGCGGTACGGATAACCGCCTTGTC